TAACGTTCAAATTGAGGGGCAGGCCGCTTCTTGCCTGTCCCGCTCGAATGCAGGGTTAGGCCGGGAATTTTCACCTCTAATGCTAAAAATATGGGGGCAGGACATTAAGCGCGCAGAGAGTCTTGTCAATGGTGGAATATCATCTGGCGGAACTGATAGCGGATATGTGATCGAGCTTGACCCAGAAGATTTCTTAGATTTATGCGCAGGCAAATGGCATGAGTCCTAACGTAATATAGACACCCTAATAAAACCTGCAAATACACCATAATTACTTGCAACACATTGAAATATATACGAGACTTAAAGCTAAAAACTCAGAGTTTTGCGACATTTAAAGCGTTTTAGTCAACTACTCCGTCCGTCCGTCAGGTAAGCGGAATTGTCCCGGCGAAAGTCGGGGCTTTTTTATAGGATATACATGAGAGAGTACACATTGCCGCGCTGGAAGCGGTTTAACTGGCCCTTAGGGCGTTGGAGACACGTCAGGGCGCGTGTCTATATTTGGAGCGCATTGGCAGTTCTAATCGTGCTCCTATACTTCGGTGAGGCGTATTTCTGGGAGAAAGATGCGCGCAATCAGGCCGAGGCTGCGCACCGGGCATTGATTGCGGATATTAAGCGGTTTGACGTTATGGGCGCGCCCGGCACTACGATGACCGACTGGAAAGAGGGAACAGCGAAATGGAAAAAGTGAAGCGCAAGTACGTCTGGAAAGACAAGGAGTCATCGCAGACCCGAAAGGTGCGAAACTGTAAGCGATTGACCGAAAAAGCGCAGCTCGCAGGCCAGTCTACTTATCAAGGTAAGCCGTGCCCCCACGGCCACGACGGCATAAGGTACGCCTGCAACGGGTCATGCGTGCAGTGCAATCGCCAAAGCTACCGTGATTTCGCCAAGTCGCGCACGATTATGGCTGCTTAATTCATGCCGTTCAACACCCGGCAAGCCCTGACTACCTCGTCGGCTCGGAGGGCTTCGTCATCCAGTTGTCGTTTAGCTTCTGCCAAATCTCGTTCGCTTTGAGTTGGAAGCTCCCCTGCTCCGGTAGTTGTATCGCTGCTGGTTTGACTTGATCCTCCACATGAGCCTTGGGGCAGACGCAACCAAAGAGCGTGGTTATTAGCGCGCAGGCGCAGATTGTCTTGAGATTCAACATTTGATTTCTCCTGTAACTGCTTCAGTTTTTCATTGTCCGCTACATTTTTTGCAAGTTGGGTGGCGGTCTGTGCTGCGACCGCTTTATCCCATTTGTGCTGCGTGTGTTGTGAGCCTAAGTAGAACAGCGCAGCCCCGATAGCAACAAGCGCGCAGAACTGCCAGTTTTCAAGTATCCAAGTAAAGATACCTCTCAGAAATAACAGCGCGGCAGCTTTCATTTGTCTTCCAGCGCTGTGGTGGTCACAACCCTAAGCATAGCATTACCTACCGTCAATACAACTGTTAGGTAAGCGTATACGTTACCTGGCAAAAACGATTGCAGCAGCCCGAATACGGGTTCAAGTGCCGCGAGCCCCGCTACTACCGCGTTGAACCACATTGTCTTGCTTCGAACGATTCTGTCGAACCATATTTTAATCACGGTATAAAAGTTCTCCGTTTGCTCCCCGGTTCGCGGGTCGTTAAATGACACCATCTGGGTGTTGAGTCTGGATGCTCACGATACAGGCCGTAGGTAGCGAGTATTGCGTCCGTCAAGAAGTCATCGAGTGAGTTGTGCGGGTCGTAAATATCAATACCCTTGGCCTCTTTATGCGATGACAGCTTTCGCCCATTGGCCGCATCGGGTAATCTAAACCCACCGTCACCAGAGCCACCTTTGCTGCCCGATATGTAGCACTCCGTATCGCAGTCAACATCGCAGTGGTAAGCACCTTGCATGGCAGCGTAATCAAGCAGCAACGCCACCTTGTGCAACAAGTCAACCGCATTCACAGACTGCTCTGCGGTGTGTGGCTTCCCTTTGAAATATTGCTCAAGGGTAATCATTTTAGGCAATACGCCCTTTTATGTTTCTACTCAAAGGAGCCTGTTTGCTTGCAATCTTCCTAGAATCAAGAACACGCTTGTTTATTGCAACGCCGTTATTCACCTTGCGCTGTTGCTCTACTTTTGCATTTCTTATCTTTGCCATTTTCCACCTCCAGAATAATTTTTAGATTCAGCCCTGTCAATTCTACTCTCAATTGTAGATATTCTCTGAAATATCAACGCCTGATCTCGCTTTGCGTCATTTTGAGTATATTTGTCAACTGTTAATGCCGCTACTTGATACGATAATTCATCAATCTTGGCCGTCAATGTTGCCGCCCACCACACAGCTCCAACTGTCTGCAAAAAAAAAGCTAATATCACCGCGACGGGTATTTCTTTTCCGACGTGCCAGCGTTCTTTTCTCTGATCTTGCATCATTTTATTTTTCCCTTTCCGATTGTATAACCTGCGCAGCCTGCTAGGCTTGCATTGCAGCTAAATAAGCCGCTACTGCCGCCTGATACGCCGCGACCTTAATACCCCATCAGCGCAGCAAGCAGTTTATCCATCGCACGGCCTACTGGCCTCCATACTGACTCCGTATCGGTAGCCAACGCCCATAGCAGCACTGGAACAGATATGATCGCAGCTAGGCTGAACGGTAGCCACAGGATTAAGATTGCGGCGATCAGTTTCATACCTTTGGGAACCTTGATTTAATCTCAGACACGCACAGTAGGAACTTAACGATTCCGAGAATCATGGTGGCTAGTAGGTGCTTCATACAGGTGGCGTATTTGCTGCTTTGTAGGCAGCGATAACCGCAGGTGTCCAATTCGCATCAACCTCAGATTCCAGAGACGCAACGTGCGCTGGCAGTATCTCGGTTGACCCAAGCCTGACCAAACCTGCGCTGTTTGCAGCAATCGTTGCTGATACATCACACCCAGGAAGTAATCGCATCAGATGAACTCCGGTCGTTATAAGTTCATCATCTGCGCTTTTGCCAATAACAACTAGGAACTCACCTGTGTCGCTTAGTGATACTGCTTTAATGTGGCTCATTTTTATTTCCCCTTAAACCGTAAAGACTGAATTTACATATACGTTGGAAGTCGCCGCCCAAGTTGGCGAGTAAACATTACCGTTGGTAAACGTAAAACCGTTACCTAAGGATAGGACGGATCCATTTACCGCCGAATTCACGGACACATTCGCGGGTGAATACGGAGAACCCGCAAAGTAAGTGGAGTTGGCGGCGCTTTGCGTTGACGTAGTTGAGAATACTTTTAAATACAGGTAGACAAGATTACCAATTTTAGTACCCGTCCCTGTGTAGGTCGGCGTACCGACTACCGTTAAATTGGTTGGCGAAGGTGTCCATGTGAATTTTGTATAATCGTCAAGCGTGTTCGCGTCTGATGATGCGGATTGTACGGATGGGAATGTGATACCTGCTCCCGATGCAGCCGGTGTCGCCGCACCGACTCCTATCGTAGTAGCGGCCTTTAACGTGCTGCCCTGAAATGCTTGCGCTGCTGAACCGGCGAGTGCTGCCGCTCCTAATTCTGCAAGCGTAGCCTCGCCAAGTTTTGATATTTGGCAAGTCGTTAGCGTATCTAAAACGCCGATGTAGAAATTATTTGCTAGTATTTCACCGCCAGCCATTGCCGCACCATTAGATTGAGACGCAATAGCGGATAGACCTGATACCGCAATCGTTGTCGTCGATGTGTTAGCAGACGCGCCAGCCTTGAATATAAAAGACTGACCGATTGCATAAGCTGTGATTGACGGTGACGGCGTAATCGTTAGCGCATTGGCAGTACCACCGGCAGTTCCTGACCAGCGCGAAGTAGCATCGTTATTCGATACGCCTGATCCGATATTATCCACTGGCCATCCGGTGACTTGAACATCATCGGATTGCAGTACGTTGACTTTTATTTGCCCTGTTATCCACAGGTCACATTCTCCTTTTGCATCAAGGATTATCGGATTTGTATTAGGCGTAGTCGCCGCGCTGCTGGTGTATGTAGTTACCGGGGTGTTTCCAGTTCCAGCTTCGTAGGTGTATACCTTTCCCCCAGCATTCAATGTGCCGTCATTTCTGCGGAATTCGTGCCGAAGCATAGTCAAAATTGCCATTCTTATCCCCTTATCCTAAATTAACCCAAGCAGCTCCATCGGAACCTTGAAATTTTGCACCCGCCGCGCCATCGCTGACATAAATTATCCCGCCCTCGTTTAACGTAACGTCTGGCCTTGTTGCTACCGTGTAAGTCGGCGGGGTAAGTGGTGACTTTGTGTATCTGACGATGCTATCGAACCATTGCAGCCAAGATAGCGGGATAACGGCAGATTTACCATCTATTGCGTAATTATCGCGCGATGGGGGAGGCGATAACTTCATGCTACAATTACCGCCATGGTTGAATTTATGATTTTCAAGTTTATCGCTGTCGTTGTCATCGCGTTTTTTCTCGGGCTATTCGGTTATCTGGATTGAGCGGCTATCGGTAGGGCGCGGATAGCGGGGTTTTCGAGTAGTTTGGCAAGTTTATTTCCACCGCCTCCTTGCGATACTTTATAAGCAAGCTCCGATAATCCGCGTGGCTGAAAAGCATTCTTCACTAATGAATTTTGAACCGGACCAGATAAAATAGCACCTCTTGATGCAACTCGTGCCGCTGGCAAAGCCAGACTAACAGGGCTTATTCCATAGCCTAATCCGCCCGCCATAAAGTCTAATGCTGTAAATGGGTTCGCATCACCGCTCTTGGGTATGCGCGCCACATCTCCGAAGTTATTTGCAAACTTTCCAATCGTTGCAAGCTCACCCGTCATCGGTTTACCAGCTTGCACCCTTGATGCAAGTTTCATCGCGTCAACATGGCCGCCACCCTCTTTAACAGCATTTTCTACTGTATGCGCCTTAGCCATCAGTATGCGAGATTCCTTAAAGTTATCCAGCAATTTCTTTGCTTCTGCGGTCTTATTGTTTACAGTTGATATTGCATCTGCGGCCTCAGATAATGCTGTTGATGCAGTTTTTGATTTTGCAGTTATTCCGCCAAGTTGCTCAATCGCCATTTCGTGCGTTATCTTGCCTTGCGACAATTTCCCGATTATTGCTTTTGCCTGTTTAACTGATTCAAAATCAGCCCCCGACATTCTTTTACCGATCACATCGGATATTTCCTGATAGGCATTTTTCGCATTTGATTTAAATTCGAGATTACGCTGTATCACATCTTCCAAGGCGGTAGCAGCGCTCTTATTCGCAGCACCAAGCGCATTATTACCAGAGGCATAGGCAGCGCTTGCATCATTGCGAAGATTCTGAATTTTGCTTAATGCGTCTCCAGCATTAAACCTGTTTACACGCAATGAAGTCAGCAGATCATCGGTAGGCAAAGCCTTCCCTGTCGGGAATGATTTTTCAGCGCTTGTAAAAGGCTTCTCAATGCTTTTAAGTGCGTTCGCATAAGCATCGTCTGTTGCAACAGTTCCAATGCTTCCAACCGGTTCATATCCAGACTTATAGGCATTTTGCCTAATCGTTTGCATTGCCTCAGATGTAAGCGGCGCATGTTCTGGCAATCCAACTGCTTTACGAGCAAGGCTGTCCGTTACCTTTTGATTCTTTATTCCGGCGAGTTGGTTTGTTTTATATTTTCCTGATAATCCTTCGGCAAGGCGTGAAGCTACGCCGCCTCCAGCGTAACTAGGTGGAATCACATATCCGGCTTTTGATGCGTCTTGTAATGTTTCTCGAATTGGCGTTTTTTGAACTGCATCAGTAATCGCTTGTGCATGAGTTGCGCTTAACCGATTTCCAATAACCTTTCCAGCCTCTCCAGCCACTTTCGCCGCACCAGGCATCATACCGCCGATACCCGCAGCAATCCCAATGTGTTCAGGGTCAGGGTCAATCGCGGCCTGCATACCAGCAGTCGAAGCCGCCCCACCGCCGACACGGATAGCAGCGTTCCTAGCCCCTTCCATGCTCAATGCTTTGGCCGCTGGCATACCTGTAGCCATTCCACCGCTTCGGAGCGCGGTAGCCACTTCTGGAACTAATGGCGCGATCTTCTGCACACCTTTAGCAAGCAAGTTACCCGCCCCAGCGGTTCCGGCGATGTTGGTCAGCACCCTAGCGGTTTGCCCTACGCCAGAATCACCGGCAAAATCGTTGATTGCTTGACGGCGTTGCGATGGGGTGTATGCGCTCAGTCCGGCTGCATCGAACGGGGTCAATAACGTTGCGCCAATATCAGCAGCCCCGGCGGCGATGTTTTTCCCTGTATCAATGGCGGCGTTTTTCTGTCTTTCGGCTTGGCGAGCAATGAATCGTCCGAGTAATGATAGTTTTGACGTATCTTCCGCCGGTTGTTCAGGCTGACTGGTGGACTGCGCTTCCACTGGTGGGGAGGGTTGCCCACCAGTCTTTTGCGCTAAATAGGCATCAGGGTCAAAGCCGCCTGATTGTGTTTTTTCGGCAAGATATGCGTCAGGGTCGAAAGCCATTATTACCCTCCATTTGCTTTTAGTATTGCAGCCGAGCGTGGGTCATTTGGGTTTGAACGTGCCCACTGCATGGCAGCGTTATCTTGCGGGTGTGCAGGTTGTCCAACCCTTCTGTTTAATGTTTGTATCTGAGCTTTTTTGGCAGCAATAAACGATCTAAGAACCGCATCTTTTTCTAGCGGTGCTTTATTTGGGTCGCCAAGTGTAGCCCTCAATGTTTCACCCTCTTTCACGGTGAAGGCCGCTCCGAAAGTCTGCCTTAAAAGAGGCAGTACCTCGTTATCAACCTTTGATATATATTCCGTTCTTGCTACCGCACCCTCACTCGGATCAAATCCTGTCTCCTTGCGAACAAAATCATAACCTTGCCCTGCTTTGGTATAAGTTGCCTTCTTCCCCAGCGCGCTCAAGTTACCCACTAAAGTTTCAAGATTAGGCAATTGTGATTGTGCTTCCTTTAAGCTAGACTGTGCTTCTCCTGTAGCTTTTCCGGATTCAGCACCCATTGCTTTTGACTCTGATATTTGTCCAGCTAATCCGGGTGTCCACTGCGCGCCCTGAATCTGATTTCCACCCATCGCTACGGGTTTAACTTCGTTGGTGTATGGATTTACATTAAACGCATTCCCTTTGCTGTCGAAAATTATCTGACCGCGCTGGTTGTCACCACCCACGTTAATCTGAGGCGTGATCTGCTTTGCCGTTTCAGATTCTTTTCTAATCAGGTTGTCGTATGCCAGTAATCTCGGGTCGTTCGGGTTTGACTTGGCTATTGCAGCGCGCTCTTGCATTGCTTTGCCCAATCCGCTTAATGCTACATCAGCGGAAGGCTTAAACGCCTGCTTTGCCGCTTCTTCAGGGAATGCAAAGGCTAAAAGCTGGTTTCTGCGCTCCGGTGTAGTTTTTGGGTCGTTCGCTTCAGCCAAAGCCTCGCGCTTTTTACGTGCATCGTCCAGCGTCAATTGATGTTCAGCAACCTTCTGCGCGTAATCTGTATCTTCCCGACCTTGTTTTATCGGTAGTCTAGCCATTTCATTTTGCGCCTGCATAACCTGCATATTCCGCAATTGCTGACCTTGCGCCAGTTCCGCCAGTTTGTTGTTACGCTCGGCGATCAGGTTCGGGTTAAAGATATTCCCCAACTTTTCGCCGTATTGCGTGTCAATTCCGCCCCAATTTATGCCGTCAGCCATATTTTTCCCCTTATGCTAGAACGTATTGACCGTTGACCAACTTATATTGCGGCGTTGGGTTCATGTAGCTACTCAGCGCATTCGCCGCGCCAGTGATACCAGATTGCCGAGCCTGTCCGCCGTAAATCGAAGCATTCGCCTGATTCGCACCTGACCCGATGATCGTATTACTTGCCGTATTAGCGTAATTCTGCCCCTGCGCAGCCATTCCTGATGCAGCCGCTTGACCTTGACCAGATAGGCTAGAAAGCTGGCTCAACCGATTGCCGTACTCAGACGATGCCATATTCTGATTCAAGTTAATGGCAGATTCGTATGCTTTACCGCTACCCATACCGCCTCGTGATGCTGTTCTTGCCGCCTCCCCGCGATTTCCTTGATCTAGCCTGAAAGCATAGCCGGGAGTTTTTTGCAATTCTGCAAGCGAGTTTGTCGGACTTCCTGTAGTTCCGCCCGGCAATCCCATTAAATCAAGCTGCGAACCCAACGCTGATTTTCCAGCAGTCATCCATGGCGTTTGATTTGTCTGTCCTACATCGAATTGACGGCGTTGCTCGGCCAGTGCTTTATCGGAGGAAGCCGCGCTAATACTTGCCGCATCTGCAGCCGAATTCGATGCTTGATTCGCGCCGTATAATGAGGCCGCGCCGGAGGCCAATGAACCGAGCGCATTTCCGCTTAATCCGGTTAAATCTGAAAGGAAATTTGACGAAGAGCCTCCACCTACAACATTGGATGCCGTATTTACACCAGATGCAATATTTCCGAGTGTTCCAAGTGTTCCAGCCCCACCGCTCCCAATTGATGCTAATTCTGCCGGTGTCATAGCATTTGCAGCCAAACCGGATCCGGGAAGGTTAATCATTCCACCAGCTAAATTACTTGCTCCATCTACTAATGCAGACGTACCAGCTCCGGTTACTTGTCCGGCAGCTATTTCTTGCGCCAATAAATCAACTGGAACGCCAGCACCAGCAGCGCCCGTTCCAGCGGACGCACCACCCGCTGCGCCAGCTCCGCCAAGTCCGCTCATCGCCCCATAAGTGGCTAACCCGCCTATAATCGGGACCGCGTTATCCATAACTAGATTGCTGATTTTGTTGCCAATACCGCCATACTGTGACGACATTTGCGCGTTATAAATTGCACGCGCTGCCGGTTCCTGCATCAACGAATCCCATCGCGCTTTGATTGCGGCTTGACCACCCAGCCCCGCGATCTGTGCCCTTATGGCTGGCACTCTTGCGCGCTGCATCGGATTGTTTGAACCCAGCAAACCGGAAATTTGATTTTGTAAAGTGACCGCCGACCATGCGTCAGATACTCTTTTTTTCAATGCGTCTTGACTTTCCATAATTTATCACCTTTTAAAAATCAATCCAGATAAGCATTTAGTAAAGTGACCGAAGTCGCCGCCGTTCCTGATATTTCATAAATTCTCGGCTGGCCTTTAGTAATCCCAAGACGATGCCAGATTACGCGCTTTGAATATTCGCCAATCTCGCCCAAGCTGCGCCATAATTCCTTTGACCATGTATGCCCGCCATCGTCCGAAAAGCGCATCATTATTTGATGATCCGTTCCATCAATTAATCCTGTTCCAGCTTCGCAATCTAACTGCAATTTGCTATGCCTAGCGCGGTTCATGTTACCAATAGGCACGCGGAACGATCTGACCCATTTTCTGACCTCAGTTCCATAAGCGTGAACATCTTGGTCGATGCTGTAAATTTTACCTTCGCTGTAATCGCAGATAAGATGTTTATCGCCAAAAAATGCGTACTCTTGAGCCTCCCATCTGGTAAAAACTCCATTTACGAAGTTTGCTCGCTCATGCCATAGCCCAGTATTTACGTCGTAGCAAAACGACTTACCTCCCGTCGGGAACGTAATCACATAAAAATGATACCCGTCCTGCTGATAAGTAAACGCAATCGCATCAGAAAATGTGGACATTTGCTGAATCGCATATTCGATGTCGTATTTAGATATTCTTGTGGGAATGTACCCGTTCAAGCGGTAGATAATCCCGTTTCCTGTCAAACTACGCCCGAGCCAGAACACCGTATTATCCATCTTGCAAATTGAATACGCTGCACCGCATCCGACCTCAAACAAACCGCTGGAATTTCGCTGAAATGGGCTTGGTATAGTCCCGGTATCAATGAACACCTCTCCGCTGAATTCGCAGAATACGATTACCTCGTTATGGCTGACTACTTCAGCTACTACCAAATCAGGGTTTGAGTCAACCGTTTGGACGTTCAACACGTCCCACGTATGCCCATCCAATACCTCGGAGCAGTAAAAATTCTGCGTACCTTGTTCGCACGCTATAAAACGACCATTCGCATAGGAAACTGTCTTAGCACCATTCGGGAACCCATAACCTATCGTGGTAAGCGTATGTACTCCTGATTGCGTGCCAGATGTGTTTACCGCCGCACCGCCAGCCGTTAAAGATACCTCGAAGGCATCGGCGGTCAATCCAGCCGATATTACATAGTAAACCGTAAGCGTTGCCAGCCCTATCCACAATGCGCCTGTAGTCGAAAGCATGAACGCATCACCGGCAATCAGTCCGTGCGCTGTATAGGAAAACACGGCAGGACTTGCCGATGTCATTGTAACCGTGCCCTGCAATACCTTGATCTGTCTCAATGCGTTTGTTGCAAAGGTAAATAGCCATCCATCAGTGCCATTGACAATAATCAGGTCAATCCCGTTATCTGTCATGCGCGATACTGTCGCGCTGGTTATCGAACCTCTACTTGTAGTTGATATAACATCAAGCGCGCTATTGGTAAGCTCGTACAACGTACCGCCAGCCACTTCAAAGCATCGGCCATTTGATGCCGTGTAAATTCCAGATGCCAAAGCGTTGCCGGTGTTTGTCAGCTCGGCAGTAAGTCCTGGCGCAGTTACAAACCCGCGCACGTCTCCGGCGTTATTGGTAATCGGGATCAGGTTGATGCATTTGTTGTCCGATAGGTTCGTGCTGCGCTGCACATCGGAACCGCCGAAGAAGGTAGGTATTGAGCCCATTATTGCCCTGCTTTCTTTGCATTCCGCGCCATCATGTCATCTACCGACTTCTGCGCGGTGGATAGGAGGGATTCGTAGGGGGTTTTAGGAGCACTCATCAGGATATTTTTTGCAATATCGTCTATTTCTCCTTGAGTATATGTCTTATTTTTATCAAATACATATTCTCCGAAAGGTTTATCGAAAGCCCTTGAAGAATTACGAATATCTGGATGGTCGCTCAATCTAAAATTTAATCCAGTTTCAGGATTTTTATAATATACAGATGCGGATTGATCAGAAGCTCCGGCTACTTTATGACCTTTATTGTAGAGTTCTTGCCCTACCATTTTTATTGCATCATAAGCATCAAAATCAGTTTGCTCTATCTTTTCAGGTTTTGGTAAAAGCGAATTTTTATACCATTCATTAGCTTTTTTTTGAATAATATTTTCATTTTTAGTAGGCAAGGTTTGCCTAGCTTTTTCTATAAAAGATTGTAGCGAGCCGTGATAGGCGGTAGTGCCAAGAATCCCACCCACTCCGCCCGTCAAGTTACCGGCAACCTCGCTCATCAATTGCTCACGCGGTATATCCTGCCAGCGTTTAGCTTCAGTCGCAAGCGTTGCCAGCGGGTTCATGGTGCGTTGCGCCACGCTTTGCACCCATCTTCCAACAGGATTACCCGATGGGCGGTCTAGGCCGGAAGCGAGTTGTGAAAGTGCGTTAGCCATTCAACCATCACCCAAGCTCAATATTAGACCTACTCACACCTAAAAAACTAGGCAGAGTAATTTTCCGTTGTGTGCTCTTACTATTTATCCTCTTGATTGCGCGTAGCGAATTTTCAGCCGTTCGCAATACGTTCCTTGATGCCTCTACTCCGAATTCATTGCATATCTCAACTGCCAAGTTATACCGAATTGCTCGCATATATCCGGGTGGAACTGATAGCGTTGTGCTGGTGCTTGCCGGTTGAGTCAATTCAACAACCGAAACAAGATGCAGTTCGATTGATCCAGTTGGTATCGGGTACATGGTAAGCGTCGCGTTCGTGACGGTCATGTTGACCGCTAGAAACTCTGGCAATGAGCTTGTTTGTGTCTTTTGAATTATCGCGTCGTATTCGTATTGGGTAATCACTTTAAGCTGGTAGGTAATACCGCTTGCAATGTAATACGTTGACGGGCTTACCTCGATAGGGCGAACTCCGACTAACTGACCAGTTGCCCCTACTGTGCGGGTCGCGGTATTCGCAGGCCAAGTTAGTTGCTGGTTTTGCGTGGCGTACACGTTCAACCGCATAACCGACCAGCTATCCAGCATTTGATTCAGGGCGGACAGTGCATCAGCCGCAGCCGTTCCTGTAGGTGTCTCACCTTCTGCCAGCACACCAGCAAGCCGCATCGAGCTTTCAATCAGCGTCAGCGCAGTGGTCATCAATTACCCCTTTGGCTTTGGGCCGCGTTTTTTTGGAAGATGCAGTGGTTCATCCGGCTCATATGCCGTATGGAAGCTGATGGTGGGTGAGTCAGGCACAGGCTTTATGTCGTCAGCAAAAACCCATCCCTCTTTTAACTTCTGATCGAAGTCATCCAAAAATACAGATTTCACTTCACCATTTTTATTGCGCATATCTTTTTTCATGTTTTCCCCTATGCTATCGGACAAATGCAAAATGCGACGTTAAACCCAATATTACCTACCGAAGCTACCGCGCCTTGAATAACTCTGATGCCGTGACCGGGCGGAATAATAATATCTTCTGGATCGCCAGATATATTCACAAAGTCATTCAACTTAGCAACGTAAGCGCCTGCACCAGTTTCTTCCGGCCACACCGAACACATCGTCAACACTCGGCCAGCCGTTGCACCGCCGGACGGGGTTAAGCGTGCCGTGATTGCCGCCGTAGGAAATGAGTTCCTAGGGTTAATTCCTGAAATCGTGCACGCAGCAATGTCAGTCCCGTTTAATGTTGCCGCAGTGCCGCCAGTACCAACCGCAGTAGTGCCGGTAAGGTGCAAGTCAACTCCCAGCGTTCCGGTGACAGCCACCGCGCCAGACACCACGGGCTGGATAGAAGAAATACCAATTTCATATCCGCTCCCGGCAGCATTGAATAAGTCAAAATAGACTAAATTCGCTCCCGCCGCCTGCTTCGGAACGAACAACCTGAAAATATGCGCAGAACTTCCCATTATGATTCCCCTTGTATCTGTGAAAAAAATATTCCTTTTGTGTCTTTTTCTGAAACAGTTGGAAATGAATTCAACTTCCAATCAACAGCCAAATCCGGATCATCCCAGCGTATGCAGCGTTCATGTTCTGGATACCAGTAATCTGTGGTCTTATACAAGAATTCTGCTGTATCAGATAGCACTAAGAATCCATGCGCAAAGCCTTCCGGTATCCATAACATGCGCTTGTTTTCGGCAGACAATTCCAATGCAACATGTTGCCCAAAAGTCGGTGAGCTTCTTCGTATATCAACCGCAACATCAATCACCACACCTTGAACCACTCTAACCAGCTTGGCTTGCGGATGTTGAATCTGGTAGTGCAGTCCGCGCAGCACGTTTTTAACAGATCGTGAATGATTGTCCTGAACAAAATCAACATCGCGCCCGATTAGCTCTGAAAAATTACGCCGGTTGAAACTTTCGAAGAAAAAACCACGATCATCGCTAAATACTTTCGGCTCGATAATCAGTAAATCTGGGATGGATGTTGGAACAGCGATCATTTAGCTTTTCGCCCAACACCCATCAAGTTATACGGATGCCTTGTTACTGAAACATCAACAAAGCCAGCCGCCGACAGCACCTTTTCAAGCCTGTCCTTAGTGAATCCGGTATGGTGCGCCATGAACGGCATATCCTTTATAGCATCCGTCATGCCGTAAATCATATCCAGCCCTGTAACTGGTGTGCCGAAGTACGAAATATAAACAATTTCATCCGTAGCCTTTATTCCTTCGAGGTCAGGCACAAACATAATCATCACGCCGTCATCGTTTAGTACCCGCTGGAACTCGCTGAATACTTGCGCCAGTTCATGCTCATAAAGGTGCTCAATGACGTGACTAGACAGGATAACGTCGAATTTCCCTATTTCGCCAAGGTTGCGAATATCGCCAACAATGTCAGGATTGCAACCCGGATCAATATCAAGTCTGACCTCATCGCACTTGCCGCACCATTCTGGAAGGCTAGTCCCACCACTACCAACATGCAGAACTTTGCCTTTAAGCGCCATCTTCTGCCTTTCTGTTAGGGTCGTTGCTTCCACCGGGCTGACGTAGCATAAACTGGTGAAAATTTCCTTTGAAAACGTCGCCATTACCAGAATGATGGTCAAGGTTCAAATCAGGAATCAGCCAAACATCCCCGCACTTGTCGCGCCACCGCTTTGCAAAGGCGTAATCCTCACCGTACCATGTATGGTCAATCGTGCCATGATTGAACAGGTCAATCATCGGTGAACACTTTTCCCCATAGGTCAATTCTGGATAAGCATCAATGAACTTGTTCACTCCTTGCCGAGTGATTTTAAGGAATCCAGCAGGGATTGAATGAGCCTTGATGCACCCGTCCTCTCGCACAATCGGAACTCCACCAATACCCTGAAACAGTGCGCCCATGTACTCTTCCGGTTCACCCTTAAACCGATACGTCCCGGCCACCACATCACCTTCAGTCTCGATCAACTTCAACAGGTTTGCAGGTTCCCATGACATATCGTGATCAATGAACACGATGACATCAGCTTTTGCATCCAGAGCCTTCCTGAGCATCATAGACCGCGCTGCCGAGATATACGGGCATCCTATCAGCGTAATCATGAAATCAGTCCAGCCAGCCGCTTTTATGAGAGGCAGTGATGCCTCAAGCGAATCAAGGCATACTTGATACGGCTTGGAGATGGTCGGTATGCAAAAAACAACCCGCTTTGTCGGCTCATCCTTCAACGCATGGGATGGGAACGTCGGCGGGGAAACAATCGTAGCCCTGCGGTCAATGTTATTAATCTCGCAGTGCAGCTCTAGTTTTTCGTTGTCATCCATTAGACAGTCGCCCACACGCCCAACCCGATTAGGGTCTTTTGAATCTCTTGGACGGCGGCTAATTGGGTAGCACCGAAGTCTGTCGAGGATGAGATACCGCTAGTAGCATGGAGCGCAGAACTGTAAGCGCGTTGCGCAACAGGGGTGACACCGTAAACACCAACTGTATCAGTTGCCGCGTTGCCCAAAGCGACACTTCCGTTCAGCGTAGTAGCTCCGGAAGCTGTCAGCGTGGTTGCCGCAATAGCAGCAGGAGTAGTCGAGCCAATAGGCGTGTTATCAACCGAACCGCCAACAATCTTTTGATCTCGGTAAGCCGCACCGATAGAAATTGAATCAGTCATAATTATTCTCCTTAAATTAAACAAGTTGAATGAAGGCTTCTTTTTGCTACAAGATATGCTTCGTGTGCTTCTGGTGCAGTTGTGTAAGCATTTTGATACTCCTAAACAGTTATTGAGATTGTCGGTAATCCACCTAGTTTAGGTAGGGGAAACTTCTCGCGAAAGCTGTCCCGACAATTCAATTGTAACGTAATTTCTACATCACATCAAATACAAAATACCCTTTATAATCATCACACTGTGCTCCAAATGCCTAACCCGATGAAGGTATTTTGCACCTCCTGCGCCCATGCCAGTTGCGTAGCGCCGAAATCAGCGCTAGACGAAATGCCGGAAGTGGCGTGAAGAGCCGAACTGTAAGCGCGCTGGATTACGGGAACTGCGCCGTAAAAACCAACTTTATCGCTTGCAGCTCCGCCCCATTGGGAGCCATCTGGTGAACCATAGTCAAGACGTTCGTATGTTGCCATTTTGAATCTCCTTTATTTGTGAATTGGTCTGTTAGTTGGTGATGCGGCACGCCCAGGCAGGCCGCAAAGCTGCCATGCCATAAAGCATATCGACGCGGAGGATGAGCTCATCATTTCTGATATCAGATGCCTGCCATACACGCATCGACAAGCCATCCTTGACGGAACGGACGCACTTATGAGCGTCGTCCATCAAAGGAAGGTCAGCAGTAATGAACTGGAAAGCCTCCTTATGGTATGCCAAGTTTTGCAGATAGCTGGTAGATGCAGCACCTTGGAAGGTCACAGCAACAGCAGTCCCGTTGTACGCTGTCACGGCAATTGCTGCGCCGGTAGCATCGCACACGTTCTGTTTCGCACCAGACACCCAAGTTGCAGGACGCACTTCCTGAGTGGTTGTGCCACCAGTGATGACGACGTACTGTTGCAAGTAACCCAATGACTGCTTTGTTTCCGGGTGACAAGCATACACACCGGCAACAGTGAACGTCATGCCTGCGGTCGTTGCAGTAGCCACAGATGCCAAGGTGATGTTAGTCCCACCATTGGTAACAGCAGCAGCGGCAGCGGTAGTCACAGCAACGTCAGACGTGTTGGTTTGCGTATACATGCGGTCGTTTTCGTACCAATCAAAACCACCTGTGCGCCCCATCATGCCCTCGCGGTATTGCTCCTTGATCTGGCTAGAGTCTTGGAACAGACCTTTCAGGCCGTTGACCATACCTGCCATAGTCACAGAATCCGCTTGGATGTAACGCTTGCCGTCTTTTGGCGCAAGACCTTGATTCAGCCTTGCTCTAGCCGCACCGATTGCCACCAGATCGGTAGGAGGCGTTCCAGCAGTGCCAACCACGTTATAGGTGCGTTTTGTGCAGTAAGCGATGTAATCCGCCTCAATCCCGGACACGAAGCTGGCAATAGCTGGCTCGATGTAGCTCTTGGACAGGTCATCAAAGGCCGACGTGCTGTTTACCGATTGCATCAACTCGGCAGAGTTAAAGCGCATAGCAACGTGATCTTGAGTGGCAACGGTGATGTCTTGCGTGGTTTCCGTTACGTCCTGGACATCAGCAAGGCGAGAACCTTGGGTGCGGGTGAACTGGTTAGGTTCACGAACACGCAGGGTTTGACCGTTAGGGCCTTTACCGGCTTGATAGGTGAAAGACTTGTCGTATTGCAGGTCGGTTGTGGCAATGAAGCTCAACTTTTCGTGGGCGATGCGCTGACTTTCTTTCAGCACCAAATCAATTACTTTTAACGAATTACTCATTTTAACACTCCTTTAATAGGAACCCCCGATATTCTGGGGGCTTGCTTCTGTCTCTCGACATGGGCGGGATTAAATTAAATTACCTTCTTGTTTGCGCCCGACGCAGCTTTTCAAATTCAGCCTGCGAGATATTAGCATCAAAAATGGACTTTGAGCCGCTTCCATTTCTTCCGTCAATCGGCGTTATCGGTTCTGGCGCTTTACTGACTTTCGGGGCTGTAGCTATTTTTACTTCCAGCTTCCCTATTTCTGCCGCTTGCCTTGCTGGACTAAGGTTTGCAACCCTTGCAAATTCTGCCGGGTTTGCGTTAAGGTACACCATCAACTTTGCAGGAACGTCACTATCAATAATCGCTTGCGCAATCGAATGAGTCAGTGGCAAAGCATCGAATGATTCACGATCAAATCCGGGTGAGTTTTCCGCTTCCGCGTAGAACTTCTCCGACTTATTTACCGTTTCAACGTACTGCCGTTGCTGCTGTGCTTGCGTTGCCTGATTATCACGTTGCGCCTGCTTCCAGTCAGCTACCGATTCAACGTAATCCTCAACATTTTCAAACTGAGATAGTTGCGGCCTTCCGTCGTTTCGCGTGGCTTCTTGAGGCTGTGATACCGGCTTGTGCATCGCCTCAAGCTTGTCAGCGTATACCTTTAATGCCCTTCGTTCAGCTCTGGCCTCGGCCTTTGCTTTTTCCTTCTGAATGATCTCGTTCAATTCCGCTTGGGTAAACGATTTTTCAGCCTGAGTTTCTACTCCCTGCGCTGCCTCAGTTTCAGGCGTAGGGGTCGCTACGGTTTCCGGCGTAGCTGCCGCTTCTGTTGCTGGTGCATCTTGTACCACTGGTGCTGCTTGTTCGTCAAACATTGTATTTCCTCCATTACGGGACACGGTGCAAGCCGCCGTTAGCTAATTACTCTGATTCTGGTTCGTTCAAATCCTTGTTCACGTCTGCGGTCAATGCCTCGTTCTGCATTCCAGCCTTTTGCAGTTCGACGTAAGCATTTAGTTCTGCAATCTCTTCCTTGCTGTCAATATCCAGTTTAGCCACTTCCATCTTGATAGCGCAATCCTGCCTCGCCTTTTCCATCGCCATGTGCGCATCAATTGTTGATTGCTTCTGCGCCACCAGCGCCATAGTTTCGATCTTCTGTTGCTCCATATGCGCATCAAGCTCGGCCTGTTGCTTCTTGAACTCAATCTCGCGCTGGTGGCGCTGATCTTCTATCTGCGCTTCAATCTGCGCAAGCTGCATCTTGGCTTCAATCTCCATCTGCGACTTAGCTTGACCTGATTCTGCTTGCTGTAGCTTGCCTTGCGCCTCTTGCAATGCCTGCTCCATCTGCTGCATCTGCTGTTGCATTTGCTGTGCTTGCTGGCTCAGTTGTGCAAGTTGCTGTTCAGCCCCGCCTTTACTTTCTTGCAGGTTAGGCGGCAATGTCTTAGCCAATCTGTCAGCTAACTGGTCAGCCATGGGGAAGTCCTGAGCGCGCATTATCAAATCACCAGCAACTTGCATCAATGCCGGGTTACGTCCGGCCAACTCGTTCAGGCTTGCCGCACCCTCTTGGCGCTGTGTCGTATAGCTTGGGCCGGTGTCGATTGCTACTGTGTACTTCCCGATATTCGGGTTGAAAATGTGCTCAATGTCCTCAGACGTGATAGGTGTGTAAGATTCCTGATTTTCAGGGTCGAGAATCACCTTTTCCTGTTTACCGTCTACTCCTAGAATGGTCACAACTTGCTTGGTGTCCATGATTTTAGGTATAAGGTCAACGAGAATTTTTATCTCATAGCGCAAACCGCGTGCATGGTTGTCAGGGAAGTGGAAGGTTGCGACCTCACCTTGTACCTTCAGCCTTTGAATCCCTACACCAGACGCAGCCTCAGACCTAATCCCAAAGTTTGCATTTTGTTGTCCTGATGCTGCCCTCATTTGTTCAGAGGCTATCTGCAACAATTGCACCTGGGCTGTTGCCATTTGCGGCGGAGGCTGACGCGCCGGAGTAGGTAATGCATTGCCTTTCTCGTCGTATGCGTTGAACGGCAAGTACGATCTATTCTCAAGATTAACCGATGCCCATTCGTCCTCAAAGTCTTCGATGGCCTCAGCTGCGGCCATGTACGGAACTTTGTTCTGCAATGCCAGAGTTTGAACCGTCTCTGAGAACGAGTAATTTATGATGCGCTGCTGATCCTTTAGGTCACGCACTTCGCCCTTGATGTTCATCTTGCCGTCGATATTGATTGCCTTACCGACAGTCTCAACGATAGGAAGATACTCTCCCGCCCATAGTTTTTCTTCCAGCGGCTTATCGTGCCCACCGACCAGCACGCACCATTTCCATTGCCTTCGCTGTGTCTTGCGCTCTTTAACCACGCTTAACGGCATTCCCATAGCGTCAACAGTAACGCCTTCGATCTTGCTCTTTAGCTTGGTTGAACCGTCTGAAAACAGAATCGCAACGTCATCAACGTACTCGGAATAGAAATACTCAGCCCTTCGGAATGAGTCCTCACTTACCCACCCGTCAGAGTCAATCTGCCAGTTCGTCGGGTCAATATCAGGATATTCGCGCTTGAACGTCTCTTTCAGCACGTCCTCGAAGATGAATCCCCACTCGCGCTTTTCTGGCTCTAACAGGCTTGGCAACGGGTCAACACGCACCAGTTGCGGGTTTGGGCATGGCTTGATCTTAATAATCTGGCTGAATGAATCCGGCGCTTCGTATTCTGTGATTATCCTCCAATAGCCTATACCACCATAAATTGCATGTTCTGCGGCGTTATCGTGCGCATCATCAGCGTTTGAGTTAGCTTGTATAGAACGGATGAGTCCGCCGAATATCTCCGCACCCTTCTTATGGGCTGAATCGTTAGCCGGGATCACTTTACCAGTTGGACGTTCCTGCCTGATAGCGTTGATTACTTGGTTGCAATGTTGTGCTGTCTGGTTGATCGTCAGGCATATCTTGTGGTCATCCTTGCGCGTTGCGGCTACGTTTTCTGGCCACTGTTTCATGTTGTCCGAATCTCCCCACGCAAAGGCTGTGTCAGTGACAGCCATGCGCAGAGAATCCTTATACGCTTCTTCAGCAGTATTGAACCGCTTTAACGCCTCCTCGACAATCGTCTTTTTCTCGCTCGTCTTTTTCTCACTCATGCCATCCATCCTTGATTGTGCCGGTGAGCGTATGGCTTCGGCTTTACTTTAACTGGTTTTATAGGCTTTGCTCTCCTGGCACCCTCGCAGGCATAGCGCAGCGCATCTATAACATGGTTGTTTTTATCCTCAAGCAACGGAAGAACCAGCCCGGTCAGCGGGTCAGTCTTGTAGCTATACATGGTCAGCTCGTCGATTGTGTGCGTGCAGCGCGGGTGAATCACCAGGTCGAACGACTTTAGCCACTCGATACCATCCTCAAGCGAGCCGCTTCCCTTAATTGCGCTCCTAATCTTCGGGAAGCCGTTTTTGCACATGTGGCTGATGGTTTCAGGTCTGGCACTATCTGCGGTAATAGGCCATTTCTCGGCCTCCGGCACTCCCATGAATAGCTCTGGCAGGTTGACTATCTCGCAGCCTACGGAATACGCCTCATAGTCAACATACAGCCTATTGCCTTCGATTGAACACCGAACCAAAATGCTAGGATCAACCGAGAAGCCCCAATCTGCACCTAATCGGTAAACCGTTCCAGCAGGGCGCTCAAATTCTTCTACTTTCCAATTTCGGAACACCCTTGATTCGCTATTGCGTTGATACTCGCCAAGCCAGATGTGCGCGTATTTGTCAGGATCGCGCCGCTTGTCGTATTCCATTTCTGCCAGCAATTCGGCAGGAAGCCACGGATTATCCTTGTAGTTAGCCTTAACTATCACCGAATCAGGCGGAGGGTTGTCACCGCGTAGTAAAACGTCTATAGGGTCAGTGGCTAGGTTAGGATTCCAGCTAAAACGTAACTGAGAACCGGGCGCTCTGATGGTAGGCCTGAGCAAGTCTAGGCTTCGCTGCGACGCCGACTGTGCCTCTTCAAACCATGCGTATTTAAAACCCTCAAGCGACTTGATGCTATCGCTTGTGTGGTCTTGCATACCCTGAAAGATGATGATTCCGCCGTTTTTGGCCTTTATGACGCTTTCCTGCACGTCAAAGTACCCACCAGCATTCAGAGCCTGAATCTTCAGCTCTAACAGCTTCTTGCTGCTGAATTTCAAGCTCTTCTGTATCTCGCGCAGGCAAACCGTATCGCACCTCTCACGGATATGATCTTCGATTGTTAGCTCGGCAAAGAAGTGTGATTTACCGCTACCTCGTCCGCCCCATGCCCCAAGATACCGACCGCCAGCCAGCAACGGCTCAAATACCTCTGGTGTGTCTATATTGAGGTTCACTTGGCCTTAACTATTGTTCGGGTGATCTCTGTTATAGCGATAGGATTGTTAGCATCACCAGCCAAGGTAAGCGGCAACAGCTTCGGATAGATGTTCGACCAGAATGCGCGCTCGTTCGCCGCATCCTCCTTTGCCCAAGCGATCAGCCTATCAGCACCACCCAAGCCCTCGGCAGCGTAAGCAATGGCATCCTTAACTGATCTGGTGACTTTATTTGGCGTACCTTTAGCCCTGCCTCCAATTCTGCCTTTTCCTGCCACGTTGCTGTTTTTCGCTACTTTAGAGCCTGCCATGATAATTCATTCCCTCTAGGGAGACTCCGGCTATCCCGGATGATTTAGTGATCGTTCGAACACATCCAGCGCACGACGATCAAATATCTGATGATCTTCGTGATTCCTGATGCGTACATTGTAATTTTTTAGCTTACGCCACAACGGCGATTGCGGCATGTTGTGGATATACTGCCATTTCAGATACCATTTTACCGCGTCATCAGTGAGGTTGCGCCAACACAGCTCCAAATGGAGCGCGTCCTGCATGTGTATTGGTAGGCTAGTTGATTGGTGCTGCTGTGTTTTTTTGTTTTCCGCGATCACCAACTGAATGTCGGATGGGAGTGTATCTATTTCAGCATCGGTGAGTGTGCGGTTTCCTGATGTCGGCGGCTGGTAGTACGGCACTGCGGCGAATCGTTGAACCTGCCGAAAGAAGCGTCTCCAATTTTCGACTCTGTCGCGTATATCGTTTTGTTCAGAGTATATGATTCATTCCCCTAGTTGGATTGGCGCGCCGTAGCGGTATGTTCATCCGTGATTATATTGATTAAATTTTGATTGTCAACATTTTTCGCCATAAATCCGATTGCCAATCTGTTTCAGGTACTCAGCGTCTGCCCAGTAGCACTAAAATTTGCTGCGTTTGCCAAGCTGCGCGCTTGATTTCATCCGCATTGACCGGCAACGGCTGAATTGAGCCTAAAGCGCTCCGACACAAGGACACTAGAAGGATACTAGGACGCTAGAATAAACACCGAAAGAACACGCCTAAATTGCGCGCATAAATTCCGCATTCGCTGGAATATAGGAGCGCAAATCATTCGCTGGCAAACCAAAGGCTGCAAGGCGAATGATTTTGATATTGAAGCCTGTAGCAAAGCACTTAAAAGATGGCATAAGAGCCGCCGCCCTAAATCGCGGCGGTGATGGTTTGTGTCCTGTTTTCATATCACCACTTCGCCGGGTTCCTGTCTCGCTCTGCCTGCTCCAAGTTCGCAGCCACGTCCAGCGGGTCGGTGATGTGGTCGGTCATTGCGTTATTTCAACCTCGATAGCGTCGATTTTATCTATATCGAGCGCTCGAATTATGGCCTCAAGGTAAATTTTCTTGGCATCCTTTTCGTTTTTCGCTTCAATTTCCATTTCTGGTATTTTTTCCTTGAGCGACACGTCAAATATTTTCATTTCAAAATCCTCTCAATCGCTGAAATTACCTCATCCGGCCCCATCGTTATTCGTATGCACACTTTCCCGCCCTTGTGCGTCTCATCCTTTACCCACGGGTGATGGACGAAACGCCGGTCGTTCACTCCGAGCGCGTCCGCGATTCCGTCCAAATACGCTTTTACCGAACTCAGGCAATTGTCCGCGTCTGGGTAGTTTTTTGTTTTAGCGAAAAAATCAATCCAAAGGTGCAATTTGCCATCGTACCCGGCAAATGATGCTTTGGTATATCCGGAGAGCATGGCGCGGTAATAGCCATCTTTCCGAGCTAATTTAGCGGCTTTTGCACGAGTCGCCCAATGTATGCGCGCGTTTGGCGATAATACTCGGTCAGGCCACGGTAGGACTATTTCCATTCTTCAAACTCCTTGCATTTAGTTTGGCATTTTTCGCCAGTCCGCCATTCATGCTCCAGCCCGAGTCCGATCCGGCGCTTGTCGCACACAAATCGGATGTAATGGCCGTCTTGGCTGATGCAGTGCCGGTGCCGGCAAACATGACAGAGAATCACATGGTGTGACACAACTTCGCGGCCTTGATCTTCGCTCGAATGAAAGCGCCACCGCCAAGGGCAATACACTTCGCCCAGTCGGCATCAGTCGCCCGGAAGTTGCGGTTGCGCATCTTCTCTCCGTCTTTTGCAATTGGTGGCCTCCCTTTAGACTTCAAAGCAAAATCTCCTCACCGGAATCTACGCTACGTTGTACTCCAACCACAATCTTTGCATTTTTTGCACTCGACAAGCCGCCCAGCACCGCCCAGCGATACCGTCACCGCACACTTATCTCCGGCAAAGTCCGGCATTCCTACCATAGTTTGCTCAATCGCTTGCCCGTCAGCCATATCGCCGCCGCACTTCTTGCAAATCAGCATGTCAAAAGTATGTTCAAGTACATTTTCGGCCTTTTTTAAGGTGTCTCGTTCAGCTAGACCGAACATACTGGTTACCGGAGCATTTCCCGCATCAATCCATTCGCCTACAGCAATTTTCAACGTGCTATTTTCCAGCTTCAGCCGGTGTATTTCATCCCGCGCCATGCGTAGCTCCTCTTGGCAGTTTTGGAGCTTGCGCATCTCCAGCGTCATTGTTGTCATACAGACTCCGATTTTTTAATCTTATGTACCTTGACCAGCGCATCCTCGATTAACACCGCATGGCTCTTAGATTGCGCCCGCATCCACTCGATCAGGTACGGCGGCAGCGCGACCCCGATTCCGCGCTTCTTGGTGTCTGGGCGAGCCTTGCGGCCTGCGTTGCGGGGGTTAGTGGGGTTCATACTGAAAGCGCTTCCATTTCAATGTTTAGACTTCGCTTTGTATCGCGCACCAACTGATTTTGCTTTTCCTGATAGTGATGTGCATTTACTTCGATAAAAACCGAAGCCATGATCGCTTTGCGAGCCATCTTTGCGCGGCGTGTTGCACATATCGTCATTTCTTTTGCAAAGGCTTGGCGGCGCACAACGGATGCATTTAAATCTTGCTCAATCGTGTTTGCATTGCATCCATGCTTTGCTATGTCAGCCGCCAATTCTTCGAGATACGCAATAACATTAGGCTGCTGCATCATTTGTTTCGCTGTAAGTGTGTGCATGTTCGCTGCTCCTTTTTTGGTTTATTTGCTGCAACTTGCAAAATGTTCAAGATCGCCACACTTCCATTTATTCACCATAAATGGATTTCCTTTTTCATTGCTTCCAACGGTTAATGTCATTTTTGGAGCATTAGCAAACGCAAATTGCGTGGCTGCGAAAGAAAAACCGGACTCAATCAGATAATCCCATCCATCCGCTTTTGTCATTAATTTTTCCATATTCACCGCTCCTTTTTCATCCGGAATTTTCTACACCGTGAAAACATTATAGCACTTAATTCTAGAATATCAACATAAAATAATAGTATTTATTTTTCAAGCCAAACAAGCCTCGCGCTCTTCTTTCCGCACCATATCCGCGAAAAGCTCAAAGTTTGGCAGGGCATCAATAAACCACGCATCTACCGCGCCACGGCTTGCAAATGCTTCTTTTGCCATTTCGATTGTTGATCTCATAAAAATAGTTCCCTTTGCCTGACCATGATAAATTTTGGTATTTCCATATAATTCTGCGATGCCCTGATTCGCGCATTAGCCGCCCAAGCAAGCAGCACAAACGCCCAATTTCTATGCTTGGTTAACCTAGCTTGTTGCAAATACACTTTTGCCAAGTGAATGTTTGATTCTCGTTCGCTCACGCTATCTCCCCAGCCGCCCTGTCTTTAGCTGAAAGCACAGGCGGCGATTTAGGAACAGTCAGCTGAACCGGCGCGGCATGTTCGCGCTGGTGCTTCGCCATGGCCTCTACGCGCTTGAGCATGGATTTCGATTGAGCCTCGGCATCGGTCAGGGCGACGGCCTCGCGCTCGAGCATTCCGCTGTCACAGCGTATGGCTATGCGTTCATATCGATCATAATTCATGCCGCTTTACTCCCAGCCAGCATTTCAGCGATTCCAGCTATGCGCTTGCGGTTTTCCTCGATCTGCTCCGGCGATAGCTTGCAGTCGATCATGATCGGCATAGCAGGCTTGTATGACTGGCATAGCGCCTTGAATTCTCCCTGCGATGGCGGGTGCGCAAGTGCTTTTGATTGCGCTATGCCGTGGTTTATGGCCCCCAGCGACAAGCTTTGCAGCTCTTCCGCCCAGTCGGAATAAACGGCCTGCATATCAATCCCCTGCCACTTCGAATTCATCTGGTTCCCGAAAGCCAATGAAAGTTTCTGGAATACGCGCTCCATAACCCTGATCTGCGCTTCCAGAGCCAATGTCGATAATCTGTCTGTCATTTCCATTTTTATTCCCCCAAATTTGCCTTGCAACGTCGAGCCTCGCTTCCTGCACGTTTTGCCACGCAGGATTAGGTTTTTTCAAATACCATTCGGCTGTAAAGGTTTGCCAAGTTCGTTCACAACAAACCGTAACTGCCTGTTCGTCAGTAATTCCAGCTTCCTTGGCCTCGCGCTGCAATCCCTTAAAAACCCTTTCCGTCACATCGCCAGCGCGTTTCTTTTTTCGAACCTTCAACCAGTCTTGCAATAATTCTGCGCCGATAGGCGGGACGTACTTGTTCTTATCTTCTGTGCTTATGTGCTTTGTGTTTATGTGTTCTTTCTTTTTCTGTATCTGTTCTACTTCTACTTCTACTTCTACTTCTTGCTTGTAAGTTGCTTGCAAGTTTTTTGTATGGTTATCCCTGTATTTCAACAAGTTAGGAATTCTAACAGTTATATCGTCAGAAGCTCGACAAACAAACATCAACCCAACATCAGAGCAACATAACGACAAGAACAGCCATTTTTTTGATGTGATGTTTGTCTGTCGTCCCCATCTCGATAGGCTGTAAGTAACCTCATGTTTGTCTGTGGAGTCGATTACCTCTGCTACAATTTCAAGCATTTTGAAGTAAAATCCGTACCCCTCAAGGCCGGATTTATCTTCCAATCTTGAGAGCTTTTCGTCGTTCCTTGCGCAGGATTGATGCTTAAACCATTTGATAATATATCTCCCCAAGAGCTTTATCATCGGAAATTGCAGCGCAGTTAGCTATTTTTAAAACAAGCTCTTTTGTAAAAATTTCATGTCCAAAAATTTCACCAACTACGCCAAGTCTGCGCATGAAGCATCTAATTCTATGCTCCATAGAAAACATATCATTCGACTGCATTAAGTGAATTATTTTGAACTTGTTGTTTTTGAATTTGTAGTTGATATGCCTGACGCGCTCATCAGGATATGATGATGCTCCGTACTTAAAAAGAGATTCGTCTTGATTAACCAAGATATAGACAAATCCTTTTCTTGCTTTGCGTTTTTTCATGTAATAAATCCTTTGTCCTGTACCAAAACGAAGGTAAGAGTTACCCGCAAAGGACTGGCAAGCAGCCGATATAGGTTCTTCAAATTGATACAGGGGAAAAGATTCACAACATTCCTTTGCTATTCGGCCTCTTACAGCCACTAGAAACGCACTATACACCACTTCCATACTTTGTAGCAAGCCAAGCGATACCGGACGGCTCTACTCTAGTTTGCTCAAAACAATGCCCGCCAGATTCTCCTGTCTTGACCGTGAACCGACCGGCATCTAATTGGTGCTGATATGGAACCCATACACCGCCGCGCTTGAATATAACCCCGTCATCGGCCAGCATAGATATGAACGATTGCGGCTTGTACTGCAAAATTTTCGCCACATCGCTTAAACACTTGCTTGACTTAGCCTCAACATACCCGCTCAAAAACGCCACAGCGGGTTTCTGGGCTTCAATGGTAAGCTGTAGCTGTGCTTGCTTATCCAGACTGTCTGCGAGCTGGCGCAGGGCTTCCTGATAGTTTGGCAGGGCTGGTAATTGTTGCGCTTCGAGTTCCTGCCATCGGTCAACCAGTTTTGCGGTGAATTCAGGGGAAAGTTGGGCGACGATGATGTAGCTGTCGCGCTTTCCAACAAGATATATTTTTTCGACTACGCCATTCGCTGACTTTTCCCCGTCCCCCATTGGGGGGTTGGAAATTACGCCACGCTCCACAAGCCGATCAATTGACTGCTTTACTTTATCGTGGCGAGATTCGACAAGATCCGCAATTTCGCGGCTTGACATGGTTTGCGATGCTGATAATTCAACGAGTTTGTTCATAATCAATTCCCTTTTTGTAGCGCGCACGGTAACGAACCGCAGGATTTTAACCAGCAATAGGCAACAGGATAAAATCCCGTCCGCGCTACAAGAAGAAAATTGATTTTTTGCACTTGATTCCTATTTGTTGGTTGCCCGGATCGTTATCCCGAACAAATGTCACTCTACACCTATTCCACCATCCGCGCAACCATATTGTTAGCGTCAACATAATGGTCAAAAAAGCCCCGACTTTCGCCGGGACAATGCCGGGGAGTACCGGCGGGAGTAACCTACTAAATTACTTATTTTGTCGCAAAACTCGACAATTTTAGTTTGTAACTGCACTTTAAATTCAATTGGTTGCGGAAATAAAAGGTGCATTTGCAGGGTTATTTAGGGTGTCTATATTACGTTAGGCATCGTATCCACGAGCGCTTTATCAGCCCAACATGTAGATTCCGCAGCAATACCGCTTGGGTGTCTATCTGTCGAGTATTCAGATAGCGCTTTTCTTAGGGTTAAAATCATGGTTTGCTGCAAAGCGCATTGCCGATCTTTGTCCTGGCAATACATTGCCAAAATTGCAGCACTTCCCCGAATTTCTGCATCGCCTAACTCTACTGTGGGCGACACGCGGTAACGTGCCGTTGGAAATTTGTTTTCTACACAAACAACCTTTCCAGCTTCGCGTAAAGCTCTGGCGGTTGCAATGCTTACTTTCCGGCTCTCGCCGCCACGCCCGGCACCACCCTTCTGAATCCAGCACGTCCCCCCAATATCAAGCCCCCATCCTAGTTCCCACCCATTACTTAGGAGGTCGATCACTTCCTGCTGCCTTGCGCTTAATTTTTTCATGTAATCCTCTTCGTTGTTAATCCGTGCCTAACCCATCGTTCCACGCGGACTGGCGAAAAGCCGCCAGCCGGTGAACTCATACGTTGTGCGTCATATGTCGCTCGCGGTTATTCCGTTTTCTTCCAATCGACTTATTGCCTTATCCAGCCTTTCGTCAAGATCTTCTATTATGTCCAGCAAATCACATATTGTTCTATCGCTCTCCGCGTTTGCGATTGTCCTGTCCTGCGATCCGCTTGTTTGTTTTCCCGCCATTTTGATTCCTTTCTTCGATCATAGAGCCGCACAACTTTCCGCTCAAGCGGGACGCGGCGAACGGCGTGGTTTTTCAATCTAAGCTTGGGAGCGCCGCGCCCCTTAGCTCCACGTTAGGCACTCTTAAATAGCGCATAGCCAGGAAACACCGCAATGATCCCGCTCACGCCTCCAATTACTCCGGCGCACATTACTTTCGCTACTCCGATTGCCACATCCATCGCCACAAGTTCGGGAGCACGGATGGCGCTTATCACGTCCACAATTCCGCCGATGAATGCCCACCACAAGCCAGCGTAAACACCGAATACCACTCCTGCGATCATCATTGCAACTCCAAGCGCTGCTTTCATTTTTAGTTCCTTTCTTCGTTGTTAAGCCGTGCCTAACACGGCGTTCAAATGGGACTGCGCAAAAGCGCG